GTCTCTAATGCCGTTGATAGCACACTCCACAGTTATGGGAGACACTTTTCCAAGGCCAGCGGAAAATCTTTCAACCAAAATATCAGAGATCTTCTCCAAAACTTGTCGGTCAAGACCAGGCTTGTTATGGGAAAGTTTCTTCAATGCTATGTTGTAAGGATTATAATATACCCCATTTTTTGTGAAATGTCTCATAGGAGGAGCTCCAAAGAGCTCTCTACCTTGTCCATCCACAAGAGGGCAATCATATTGCTCGCGGGCTAACTTGGAGAAAGGAGTTTTTATTACTTTGCTCCTCTGGTTGGGGAAAACTTTAACTCCGGGCACAGCTCCGAAGTAAATAAGGCCTCCCAAATTTTCAAACCTAAAAGGTGAGTGCTTAGAAGGAGCAACAGTAGACTCCGGGATTGTCTTCGGAAAAGAGAAGAGATCCATGAGCCCTCCAGTCTCAATTCGTTCAAAGTGAAGCTGAGTAATGGAGGGTGCGTAGCAAAGGTGAGAGAAGTCTTGAGCAGCGGAATGGATTCCCACTACTATTGTTCCTCCTCCACACTTAGCAAATACCGGAGTTCCACAAGCACCTGGTTCGTGATCAGGCCACTTGTACTCCCAGTAATCGGAGATTATGAAGTGAGTGCTAGGATTTAATTCGTCCGGCTGGATAGTTTTCGGATAAGATCCAAAACAGCAAGACGTAAGATATCCCGCAACATTTGCTTCAAGAATGGTCTCCGAAGTAGGACCACTGAGAAAATAGTTTCTAATATCAGTAAATATAACGGCATTCATTCGGATGACCCCGATGTCGTCAGCAATTCTCTGAATTTGAGATCTAGCAACCTTCGTCACCGCCATCTTAGGGTTAGATGCCCCTCTGGCGATAGGACGCAAGATCTCAAACGAATCTCTCCCAGTTTTGAAAACATGCAAGTTAATTAGAGCAACATCTCCATAGATTCCTAAAATATGGGTATGATCCCACATAGGGAGTCCTTTGGAATTATACTCCGGATTCTCCCATCTTACCTGAACCTCATAGAGGTTTCGATTGATGGTATTCATTATATCCGAACTATTATTGAAACATTTTGAATCAAGAGGAACGACCTCTCTAGTGTTCCAAATTTTCATGTTTTCTCTATTAACAACCACTTTTCGGATCTCACTCTCGCATCCAAACTTGTCCTCTTGATCATTGATCTTAGGATTATAGTCGGATTCAACAACAAATGTGCTCCGCGACTGTGGTTTTACAGGTTTCCAGTATTTATACCACTTATAGCTCAAATGAAGAGCAGCAAAGAAGAATACTATCTCTTTAAGCTGGTAAAGACGAGAATCGAAATTCCATAGTTTGACGGGATAGCCAAAACACTGGACAATTCTGCTCTCCAGAAAGTGCATAAATCTTATCAATCGTGAGGTAACTGGAAGGAATGACATTCCGGCCAAGTTTCCCACTATGAAACAGATAGTTGTCCCATACCCGAGATAGCCTAAGTACCAAAAGACACATGAGGCGATTCCGGATAATTGGTAGCGAACTGATGCACATAAAAGATATATTATTCCTGGAAGGAGGAAATTGCACAGAAGATTGAGTCCCCAGTCGCGAGCGGTAAAGAATCCACTCTTGGCAAACATAACAATTTTCTGGGCATTAGTATAATCCTCTGCCATAGATAAATCAGGCATTTTCAAAGATTCAGTACGAATCGGATCCTCAAGGGAAGAATCT